AGGTAGAAACCTTCGGCTTGGGCAGGAGATGCCAGCGCAGCAGCGCCAACGACGGCAGAACTCACAATTAATGCTTTGATCATTTTGGGAAGAGAAAACGTTTTCCGTAGGTACATTAACCGCCTCAGTCAATGGACGGTTTTGGATGTGATCTACAGGATCAATCTTCGTCACTACCAGGCCAAACCGAATGCTTACGGTTCAGGCCCGTATAAAGACCATGCTTCGGATGTGCTGGGTCGTCTCTTTTTTCAAATTTATAAAGCATGTCGAGCCAGACAAGGCGATTAGTCTGGGCCTCAATGTCGCAAGCCCCGTAAGACGCGGACATCATTGGATCAGGTTTTTGCATTAGATCACCAGCCTGAAGGTTTGCCAGATGCTTGGGTCGGTGTGACCTGCTCTGTGATTCGTGCTGCAAGCTGCGTTTCGATCTCAGTTACTTTCTCAGCACCACCAAGTTTGGCTTGAACAGCAGCCACAATGTTGGCTTCAGTTAGATCATCGAAACTGACCAAGGTGTCAGGACGATCCAGGCCGATGCTGCCGTAAGCGCCAGAGTTATAAGCGTTGCCCTCAGAGTCAACTTGATCGCTGATTGCGGTCACGGTGTAATGGGCCGTATGGCAGAAATTGTCACTCAGATCTCGTTGAAGATTAGCGATTTTCCAAACGTAAGTGTTGGCCATGGTGGAGTGAAGTCAGAAGAAGTTTACTCAGCCAGCCTCAAGGGCTGCAACTTTGGTTTCTAGGGTTTCAATGCGATCCATTGCTTCCTGAAGAGCTTTGACAGCCTTCATATAAAGCACGGAATACTTGACTGATTTAGTAACCGTTCCAAGATCGTTGCCGTCTTCGTCGCGATCAGGTGCTTCATCAACAAGACCAGGCGATACTGCTTCAAGCTCTTGTGCAACAACACCAATCTGCGTATGAGTTTGTCCTTCAATAAAATTAAAGTTGCGGACTCTTACATCTTTGATGTTGTTCCACTGAGAGTTTGCATCAACAATGTTTTCTTTCAGTTTTTGATCTGAAATTTGCCCGTAAGAGTTGTTGCTGTTTTGAACGTTGCCGTTGCCATAAACATAGAAGACATCGTTTCCTGTGTTAATACCCGAAGAAGAACTTTTACCTTTAATTATGGTGTAATTTGTTGCATTGCCTACTGTGCCAAGAACAAGTCCACTTGTGCTGGTCATGTGAGTAGCTACAAGCCCATCGCTACCAATCTTCATCCGCTCCGTAGGGCTCGACGCTGAACCGGCGGTAGTCGAAAACACTAGGCTGCCGGGTTTGTCATTAGCGGCATGAGCACCGCTTGCTTGACAAGCAATGCGAGCAACCTTTTGAGAACCCCCATCGGTTGAACGAAAGTCAATAATTCCGATAAAATCGTCAGCGGCTACTGAACTATCTTCTCTTCCAAGTATTAACTTACCTGCGGTTGAGGTAAATATTTGAACTTTAGCGTTTGCATCGCTTTCTGATTGGTCACTGCTGGTCCCCACCAACAGCCTGCCTGAGCTGTCTATTCTGAGCCTCTCACTAGTATCATTAGCATTAATAGTTAAGGCATCATTTGTCTCATTGTTTTGAATACGAAAATATTGAGATCTGCCAGAATTACTAAGCAGCAAGCTTGCATCAGTCGCCTCTACATGTACTGTTGCGTCAGGCGACGCCGTTCCAATCCCGACTCGATCATTTCCACCATTAACAAACAGCATGTGAGTCTGGCCGTTTGACTCCACGCGGAAGTCAACATCATTGCTGCCGTCGTTAAATACAACTTCAGAACTGCCAATCTCTAAACGCTCAACACCACCAGTCGCAAAGTTAATCTTGTCGGCACCGCCGCTGAAAAAGCCAGTATTTACATCAGCCGCAAATGCAAGACCAGGCTCTGCGGCAGAACCGTCCGCCATCAGCGTCGTGCCGTCAAGCTCACGCACACTAATCCAGGCGTTGTTGGCGCTATTTCTGATCTTCAGGACATTCGCGTTGGTGTCTGCCCACCATTGATACGCGTATTTGGTCGCTGGCTCAGTGCTGCTGCTGTTATTGCTGACGATCGCCGCAAGGGCATTATTAAGATCGCTTCTCACGGCACTACCCGTGCCATTTGCGATCACATAATCATGGGTAGCCATTTCTTAGCCCGTTGTGGACAGCATTGGCCCCATACTAAACCGCCTTGCCATAACCCACCGCTGCATAGGTGAAGTTTCTATCTACGTTGTTATTACTGCCATCCAAAATATCTAGATCAAACCCAGTGGCGCTGACATTACTGACGTTTAAACGCTCGCCATTCCCAAGGTTTTGAATCGTAACCGCAACGCTTGGCAGGTAAGCATTCGTCCCACCAAGTGATGCCGTACCAGTAAAGAACGCTTTGTCGAACGTCACGCTCTTGGTGCTAGTACCTGATGCCGTGGTGCCATTGCTGTTTTCTTGCCGCCGCTGGAACGTCGCCTCATAGCCCAGCTCATCAACCAAAATGTTTTGCGCGATGTCAGAACTGTTTAGCTCTGCCTTGAACTGAAACGCCCTGGCCTCAAACGTTCCAGAAATAAACTCTTGCCATGCGCTGTAAGTAGGAGTTCCCGATGGATCCTCATTAGTGCTCCTGAAATACAGCTTGGCGTTGACAGCATCAGCATCTGTTCCATCAAAATCGTTCCAGGTGTCTACCAATGCGGCACGTGCATCCACTGTGTCGTTAGGGAAAAATGCACGAGTAACAAAACGCCGCTGAAGATCTAATGAGAATCGTGCGCCTAGATCTAACGCATTAACAAACTGATATTCAGCAGAGCTAAGGACGTTGCCTAAGAAGTCAAACGACGGAATTGCATCAAAATCTGCCACAGGATCAATCAATTCGTCACCATCGATAATTAAGGCATCAAAATCTTCAGAGTAAAAACAATCAGTCCTTGTGCCCTGGAACGGCGGACTGTCTTGATCTTCCCTACGGTTTTGAACAATTAAACGCCCCAACGTATCGGGGAACTGCATCAGCACGCTGGTTGCATTAACGCTCTTGTTGCCTAAATCATCTTCAAACTTGGCAAATATCTCACCAGCAACTAACGGTACAATCGCTTCAGTTGAGTTGCCACCAACGGCAGGAATCAAGTCAACAGAGTTAGGCCAAGTGCCCGTCCCATCCGTCAAGCTGCTGTGCTTGATGTGTACCAAGCCGTTGACCTTCACATCTAAGTCAACTGTTTGGTCCCACCGCAAACGGGCACTGTTGGCGCTGATCGGTTCAATCGATAGGTTTTGCACATCACCAGGCACTGCCGTTTTGCCGACAAGCGCGAACGTTGCCGATGCAGTTGCACTTTGTTTGCCTAGATAATTGGTTGCACGGATCTGAACTGTGAGCCTGCCAGCCTTCAGGTTGCGCAGAGTAATCGACGGGTTTGACGTGTTTAGCTCAATAAAGTTGTCATTGTCGAGTTTGTATTTAATCCGGAACTCATTGACGTTTTTTCTGTCGTGCTGCCAGCTCAGGTCAAAACCAGTGTGAACAGTTTGACCCTCTTGGTATAAGAACTCCGTTCCAGACAAACCTTCTGGCGCACTTGGCGTGATGTTCAAGTTGCTGATGTCTCGCGTTGTTAGTGCAATGTCTTGCTCAACGGCTGCATAGATTGACTCGTTATATGCAACAGCAGTAACACCCACCGTGCCATCGTCGCCTTCAGCAACAGAAACGACTCGATATTGCTGCGATTGAATGTCGCTGGTTTGAATTAAATAAACCGCCTCTGATTGTGGCGCTTGACTGAACGCTCCACTGACAGTAATTGCAGCGCCTGAGATGCTGCTGATTGTTTTTGTCTCAACCAACCCTGTTGGCAGCAAAACTGACAGCGTTGGACTTGCGGCCAAGCTCACAGACAGATTCGTGTCACTATCGATTGTGACAACAGTTGTCGTCGCAGAACTAACTCTGCCACTACGGCGCGTACCAGCACGCATTGGATCAGCAATGTCAACGACAATGCCTGGTGTAACAGCAATGCCAGCGTCAATAGAAACAGCAAAGCTGACTGTTTCTGATAACAGTCTTTCACTGGTTAGCAACCATTTACCCAGCCTGTGCGCTTGTCCTTGGCTGTAACAACCAATTGCTTTTACGTCTTTATTAACGATGCCGTATTTAGCGACGGCCTCATGATCCTCAATGTATTCATATTCAACATTACCCAATGTGTCGTAACTCTGCCATGCCACTGTTGCGCAGGTGTGGCGTGTCTTCTCTGCTGTGCCGCTATAAATAAACAAACCATCAACAACATTGCTAGGCCCTAATAGATATTGTGAATCAGTAGGCTTGTCTTGTCGTAAAACAAGCGACCCAGCGCCGTAATAGCTAATGCCTCTAAAAATACTGGTTAGCTGCTGGATAACGTTGTAAACCTCATCACGAGTATTCAGCAGCAGATTGAGGCTGAAGCGTGGCTCTTGGCCGCCTTTGCCATCATCAACAAGCTCGTTGCAATATCTGCTGATTTCATAAAAGTCGAATACATCTAGTGATGATTCAGGCACAGAACACCCATAGCGGGTATCTGTAAGCAGATCGAAAAGGCACCAGGCAGGATCATTCGTCCACGTCGCCGCAGACAATGTGCCGTTAAAAAGTCCTGAATATGTAATCCGCCCCAGATGTGTTGTGGTGTCAACGGTGCCGTTGCTAGGGATCCTGACTTTTGTGCCACGAATTAGATATTTTCGCCGTGGGATGTTTTGGAACTGCTTAGAGCTGAAACGCAGGCCAGCCAACGCAGTGTTTGGATAGGCCAGCTTCTCATCTTGAATCTCTGTGTAGGTGCTAAAAAATGTTGAGCTTGCGCGCTTTGTGCCGGTTTCATCTGCACTTACGCGAACAACACGCAAATCAACAGGAAAACTGCCTGTCAGATTTACCAAATAGTCACGCTGATAACGGCTGCTGCTCTTGCCACTAATTGTGTCAGTGAGAACGTCGTTAAATCCACCGCCATCATATTGCAGCTGGATTTTTATGCTGACTGAGTTGCCAACAATGTCGCCATCATCTTCAATCGCCTGAAGCGATGGGATTGTAATCGTCACACGCACGCGATCAATATCTGAGTCAGTAATTGATCGTGTTACTGAGGCTGTTTTTGTTACCTCAACATTGACTGCCCTTTCGTTTTGAATACCACCTGAAGGGTTAGGAATGTGCGGCTGTGCTTGCGTACCATGCGCAAAAGTTGCGGTAAAGTTGTCAAAATTTACAGATCCGTCGCTGTTTTGAACTGGCGTGTCATCTACAAAAATACTTTTAGCGCCGTCATCTAATCCTTCAATCTCGCCTTCACAAAGCACCTCAAGGATGTTGACAAACTGTTCTGACTTGAGGCTGTCATCCTCCTCAGTCGGAGTTCTACTACTTGCACCGCCACCTTTGCCGCCTCCGCCGCCGCCGCCAGCACCTTGAATCAGCTTTTCGTCAATCATCAGACTGGGAATCCAAGGGAATCAGCAGTTTCAAACACCAAGCCATATTTCTTGCGCATACTGAATGGCAAGCCGACCAGGCGTGGGTCAATAGTTTCCCTAGCAGAGTGATCAACGTCAAAACCGCTGCTAATCACAGCTGAACCGATAACAACCCGCCCGTAGGCTATAGGCACCGCCAAACCTTGCTGGCTGGTGTTGGTGATTCCGCTAAAACTGAAGTTTTCAATCCGGTTCGCTTCTTTTAGCTCCAGTCCTGATGGAGGCGTTGGCGAAATGATTTGCGCAATGCCTCCGAAAACTAAGCTCGCGCCCGTAAGGGATAAAGACGTACCAATGCTCGTTGCGATGCCTGCACCCGCCAAGCCGGCCGTGCCTGTTGCGCCGATTGCCTGAACACCGAATGCTCCAGCTCCGGGTAAGAAGAACGACGCACCAATCAACAACCCACCAAGAAGAATGCTGCCTAAACCACGACCACCAGCACCAGCGACAACAGGCGTGATGCTAAAAACCTCACGCT